GGTAAGGACTTGGCGCTAGACTTTCGCTCCATTGCTAAGAGTCGATTAGTGTTAGCGCCGTAGTTAACGGAGTCTTGCACTTGAGCAAAGGTCCGTCAAGAGGCAATCTTGGGAGAACAGGGATAAGAGAGATGACGGAGTTAGGGACCCTTTTAGTCAATCTCAGGAAGCGCGCCGGTCTTTCGCAGACAGAGATAGCATCTCGCGCTCAGATATCGGGAGGGTATCTCTCCCAACTAGAAACGGGAGCGCGCGGGGACCGTATACCGCGAATAACCATACAAAGGCTCGCGGAGGCTCTCGGAGCGGACCCAAAGAGACTCTTGCAAGCCGCGGGCATGAGGATAAATGCGGAGGACGTAAGCCTCGATGAGCGTCCTATGCTTGAGGACTTTATCCAAACGGAGCCGACGTTGACGGCATCGGAAAAGAGCGTATTGCTCTCGATGCTTACTCATTTAAGAGCTAATCCGGCTCCGTCCAACAACCATCCGCAAGGGTCCCGACCAGGGATAACGCGCGTATGACCAAGCCGGTTAGCTCGATAACCTCCGGCGCGTCCGGGAGGCTCCGGACCAAATCCTCTGCCGTCTTAAGCGTAGCTTCCAAAGCTCTAACGTCCCCATTGGGCATCCCTTCCCTTAAGGATACTTTGCCGCTCTCCATCGCGTCCTTTGGCATCAACGGTCCCCATTCCGCTCGGGTCCTCTGCCTCGCTTAGCGGAGCGTATCACTCCCGGATTGGGCTCCGTCCCGGACCGCGGAGCCTTGCCAAGCCGCTCATGGACCCGGATGAGTAAGGCTCCGACCCGTTGACGGATGCCGACGTCCTCGACGGCTTCCGGGAGTCCCTGCCGCTCTCTGTCGCGCCGCGCGTTGGCAAGGACCCGCTCCCGGTCCTCATCGCTCAGGTTGCCCATTGGACCTCCCTTGAGGGAGGCATGGCCGGAGGGAGGTCCTCCGGTCCTCACGGCTTACCCATTGCCTTGAGAGGCTCTTGGTTGATGCTTGGTCGAGAGCCAAGCCGCTAAGCGCTCTGCCGGGTCTTGCTCCCGGAGCCGGTCCAAGTGTCCGGACAGAGCCGCCTATGGGCTCAGAGGACCCGCTAGGGACCGCTCTGAGCCCGCTAGGACCCTACCTCATGCCCGGAATCGGAAGCTCAAGCGGTCCGGGTCCCAAAGCCTCGACCCGGCTCGACCCGGCTTGACCTCGACCCGCTCCAAGACGTAGGCCAGGACCTCCCTCCGCTCATCAAAGGTCATAACCGGATTACCGTCCTCATCCGTTGCCGTCCAAGCCTGCCGGAGCGCTCCGGGCCTACCAAGCCAACGGTAAACGTTGGGCGGAGGTCCGACCGGAGTTGACTCAACCAACGCGGCTTGAGCGTCCTTGAGAGCCTGCCGACATTCCGCCATTAGCTCGACGTAATCCTCAAGGTCGAGCTTGCCGGACTTACGTTGAGCCTTGAGGTAATCAACGTTGGCTTGAGCTTGCTCGACGTCGGAGGTATCGGGCTCGACCCGCTTGCCGCGCGGCTTGAGAAAAGCCGTCCTATCCGTAGCGTCAAGGATGGCAAGCTCGACGGCTTCCTCCGTCTTGGCGGCATCAATCGAGCCTCCCGGCTTGACCTCATAAATCCTCCGATATCCGTCCGGAGCCGTCGAGCCAATCCGCTTGCCGTCCGGACCCTTGGGTCCAACGGCTCTGCCGCCATGCATCTTGGGAAGCTCGATGACGTTGCCGTCCTCATCGAGCCGTTGGGCATAGAGGAAGCCGGACAACAGATACCGGACCGGAGTCCGATGCTTTCGGCTCGGATCCGTCAAGATGGCTCGGACCCGCTCCCAAGCGGCAGGCTCAATGACCGGCAACCAAGCGGCTTTGCCAATGACGTTGCCTTGATGTTGCCGGAGTCCGGCAATCCTCGGGCTTACCAAGAGTTGATGGATAGTGGCAAACGTCCAAGCCTTGCCGCTCGGAGTCTTGGTATCGACCGAGAGCCGCTCCAAGTCTCGCAATGAGGACCCATTGAGGATGGCATCCGCCCAAGCCCGGATGACGGCTTGCTCTGCCTCGATTGGGTCAATGCCGTTGGCGGCAAAGCCAAAGGGACGCTTGCCTCCGGCAAACTTGCCGTCCTCGGCAAGCTCAAGCATCTTGGATTGCAAGCGCTCGGACTTAATCTCGGACTCAAGCGCGTTCACAACTCCAAACATACGGGTCTTTGCTCTGTCTCCCGCGTTGGATACGTCGAGCCTGCCTCCGTAAAGAGTGTCTACGTTGACTCCGCTTGTCTCGATCCAATCGCAAACGGGAACTAGGTCCGCCCAATGCCGCCAAAGCCTCGATGGCTCTCGGGACATGATGTTGCGGACCAAGCCGGAGTTAACGTCCTCTTGCAATGCCTCCCATTCCGGACGCGGGCTCGGGACGCGGGTAAAGGTCCCATCCGCTCTCTTAACTCGCTTCCAAGCGGACGTATTGTTGTCGATGCGGATGGCATGGACTCGACCTCCGCGAGCCTCAATCCGCGCCGTTGCCTCCCGGACTTGCCGCTTGACTCCAAGCTCATCGTTGCCGGGATCATCCGAGATGCGCGCGTAAATGTCCCAAAGCTCGATGCCGTCGAGGTCGAGGTCCTCGGGAAGCTCGATGACGTAAGAGAGGGAGGTCATCGAGCCTGCCTCTCCGCCTTAGCGCTCATGTACGCGACATGAGCGATGCCGTAACCGGAGGCAATGCCCTTGAGGCTTGCCGCCATTGTGTATCCGCAAGTGCAAACGGCTTCCCAACCGTCAAGCGCTCCCGGCTCGGTCGCGGGATGCTCCCGGACCTCGATGATTCGATGCTCTGCCATCTCGGCTCCCTGTTCTCTAGCTCCGTCCGGCTCGGGTTGAGCGGCGGAGCCGCTAAGCCTAGCATCATCGGGAGTCGGAGTCTTGTCGGGCGGGCCGGACACTACACAGACTCCCGATGAGCCAGAGCGGGAGCCCGCGGTACGGATGGCCGGTAGTCGGTAGAGCCCTAAGGCTCAACGGGCTTGGCGGGCATAGCTGACACGCGGGCTCCCTGTCCGCCAAGCGGGTCCGGAGTGAAGCCGCGAGCATGGCTCCGGCATCCTCTCGGGCTCGACGGCATGGCCGGAGGCTAGGCGGGAGGCTCGATGCCGTCAAACGGCTCGGAGCGGGCTCCCTGAGCCTCCCTGAGCGGCTCTAGGGCTCCCGGAGGACACTCGGGAGCTTCCGGGCTCTCTGAGCGGCTCAGAGCCTCCCCGGACGCGGCGGGAGGGAGGGACGCGGGCAACGTCAACCTCCCTCCCTAGCGGGCTCCGGATGGCGGGATGCCGGAGCCGCGTCCTACCAAGCTCCCGGAGGTCCGACCTCGGGCTCATCCGCCCAAGACTCTCCGGCATCGAGCGGGTCAAACCAAGCCGGAGGGACGTCCGACCTCCAATCTCCAAGCCGCTCCCGTTGCCGCTCATCCTCATCGAGCCGCTCGGACCAATGGCTCCCGCATCGAGGGAAGCTCCGACCGCTCGGGCTCAGAGCCATCCGATACTCGACGGCTCCCTTGCATCCCTCCGGACCATCGAGACACTCAAGCCGCTCGGTCTTGATATCTCTTATCGGCAACGGTTCAAAGTGTCCGGGAGCGGGGGTCATTGAGAGTCCCTCCACTCGATGCCTCTTTGGTCGAGGTAAGTCCGTAGCTCATTGATGAGATGCCAAGGGATATTTGCCGAGTAAGCATAGGTATTGGCTTTGGCCGGAGCGGACCTCGCGATAGCTACGGCAATGCCGCTCAAGCTCCGGCCATCATGCTTTGGCTCTTGATGGGTCGAGTCTTTGGCTCTCGGGCTCATATCAGTACCCATCCCATCGACGCGCATCCGTACCGGCCATCCTCCGGGCTTGCTTGGCTTGGAGCCTCAAAGCCATCGGCAATCCGGATGAGGCAGATATCTCCGACCGAGAGGCTCCGATTGCCTGCCGCTCGATAGTCCTTCACTTGGTCTTGATAGACCCGCTCACAATGCAACTCCCCAACGGAGCTATTGCATACGGCAAAAGCAACCTCCGCCGCGGCTTGATGCGAGTCCGCTCGGACCCGGAGGTTAAAGCCGTCCTCTCCGTTGCCGTAGCAACCGTCCTTGATGGCGGCTCGGAAATCCTCCGCGGACCTCAAGCCAATCAACGTCCGTCTTGGGTCCTTGGACAACAGGACCGAGATACAAAACATCTTCACTTGCTTTCCCTGTTCTCTAGCTCGATGCCTTGACGCATCGAGCGCGGAGGGTAACACAAAGACCGTTGCCGTTGGGACCGGCCCGGATTGACGGGGAGAACAGGGAATGTTGACAACCCGACAACCGGACCGGACCCAAGGGCAATGGTACTCATTTGTCATCCGGGTCCGGGTCGATACGTTGCCGCTCCGTCCTCATGTCCCCGATAAACCTTCCCGCCGCGTTGGCCGGTAGTCCAATCTTCCCGGTCAACATATTCATAACAACCGCGTCAGAGGTAGCCGCGTCCGCGGCTTGGAGGAAGTTGAGCGCCATTTTGCGGACCTCGCTCGGGTCGAGTTGACCAGACATAAAGCTCCCGTCCTCTGCCGTGGCTCTAATAGTGAGGAAGCCTCGATACTCGCTCTCCCTCTCCGCCAATCCGGACACAACCTCGATATCAACCAATCCTGTCCATTGCCGCTTGCTCATACGTCCTCCATCATGCAAGAAAGTCTTGGAGTTGCTCGATGAGCTTTCGTCCTCGGTCGAGCCATTGCCAAACCTCATCCATTACCTCCGCTCCCTCGGGCTCGGTATCGGCAACGGACAGAGCCGCCATGATGGCTCGACGGCATACGGGACTGAGCTTGAGCCCGCTTGCCTTGGCGCGTCGATGGACCTCATCGGGCAAATAAATCGTTACTCGCGCCATTGGTTAGGACGTCCTCCAACCGATTGAGCCGCTCCCGCGACGTACCGATAAAGACCAGTAGCTCCGAGATTGTCCCCTGAGCGTCCGTTGGAGCCTCCCGGACCGCTACCGCGTCGATTAGGGCTCTCTGGCAAGTGAGGGATACCGGGATGCCCAATGCCTTGACTTTCTTAAAGACCTCATCGGAAACTTGGACAGTCAACCTCGGCACCGGATGGATTCCCCTTATGGTTAGACCTCATCGGGCTCATACGCTCCCGGCAAGATACGGATTGGCTCCAAGCCATTCTTGACCCGCTCCGGATTGGCAAGCCGGACGCAACTCTCACAGACAGGCTCCCGCTCTCCGTTAAACACAATCGACGGGACCCGCTCCGCCGAGAAATAAAAGGGACGATGGCAGGCAAAGCAATCGCCCAAGACATACATATATCCCATCCGCCTACCTCCCAACCTCGATTGCCTCGACGGTATAAGCCGTCAACGGTCGATTTGGCTTGCCGTCCGGGCGGAGCGGTCGAGTCCGGCTTTGCATCTTCCAAGCCGTCATTGCCGCCATGCCATCGACAAACCTCATTGCCTCGGATATGTCCGGACTAAACAGAGCCTCCCCGCGTCCGCCGCGAGCCTCCGGGTCAAAGGCAACCAAATAGTCTCCCGGCTCCGCGGGAGTGAAGCTCCCCAAATGCATACCGGCAAGCCCAACAACCCGGAGGACAACGGGATTAGTTAATCGAGCCATGCCAACATTCCGGGCAAAGCATCCGGACCTCGACCAAGGCTCCGACCGGACCAACCTTGCAAAGCTCCATCAAGAGCCCGCACATAGTTATTAGGTGGGCATGGCTTGGCTTATGGAGTGTCCGGTCCTTGAGGTCGAGCATCCCAACGTCGGACTCGGATATATCGAGCATGGCTTTACCTCCGCCATTCATTTTGCCTCATAGAGCCAGATGACTCGATGCAAGTCGGATACCTCGATCCGCTCGACCCTCCGCCATCCGGAGTCCGCATTGACAAAGACAAGCTCAAATGAGAGCCGCTCGACTCCAATCTCCCTCTCCCGGCTCAAGCCGCGTTGCACCATTGCCTTTACAAAGTCCCCAACCGTTTGATTCACTCGACAACCTCGACCGGGACCTCATACTCATTGCCGTCCTCATCGGTCCAATAAACCATCTCCGGGATGACCTCCGTTAGTTGCTCCCGGATAATCTCTTGCCAATCTCCGCCCGATGCCTTGCGCGGGAGGTCGAGGCTTACCTTTATGGTCATCCGTCGATTCATACCGGCTCCGGCCAGGACTCGCGGGTTGTCGGAGTGTAGGAATAGCTCAGGACCTTTACGGAGCGACCCTCTCTCCACGCGTTCCAAGCCTTAAAGCAAATGGCAACCCAACGAAAGTCCGGGTTGCGTTGCCGTCCTCGACCTCGATTGATTTCCTCTTGCGAGTATCGACGGAGAGCCAGTATCGGGCTCCCTTCCGAGAGGTCCGCGCCGCTCCGGAGCTTGTCATAGAACAAATCCGCTTCCGCGGCATGGACAATCGAGAGCCGATACCAAACGGACAGAGCCGGACCCGGACGGAGCTTGAGCGCTCTCATGGCCGGAGCCGTCTTGGTCAAGCCGTCCCGGAGTCCTTGGTTCTCATCAAAGACTTGCAAGAGTTGAGGAATCGAGGGACGTCGAGCGTTGTCGGCATAATGCGGAGTCCCGGTCATCTCGGCATAAATGATCCGGGCATACCAACCGATGCCCGCGGCAAGCCGGAATACGTCAACCTCTCCCCGGAGCTTGAGAGCATCTCCCAACCCGCGCCGGAGAGTGTCATCCATAATGTCTTGGCTCTTGCGCGGCAGGTTGCGAAAGATGCCAACCTCAATGGGCATCCCGGAGGCAACGCAAGCGGCAAGCCGATGTTGCCCATTGAGCAAGACTCCATCGAGGTCGAATCCCAAGCAATCGGTCGAGAGGGTCCATTCCTCCCGCTTTATATTCTCGGCAAGATGGACAACCCTCGACTCCCGGATATCCCGGTTACGGACGTTTGCCTCTAGCAACATTTTCTCCGCCCGCTCCGGAGTCACTGTCTCGATGCGGACGTTTGGCTTCACTACTTGACCATTTGCCCTTACGGCAGAGGGTCGCTTGAGCCTTGTAACCATTAAGACGCTTCCTCCATTGCTCCGATTGCGTCCGCCTTATCTAAGCGGACCTTCACTCGGTCGAATAGGGAAAGCATCATTGTCTCCCGGTCCGGAGTCTCATCCCGCTTCATTTGATAACCCTCGGGATAGATATATCTCCGGCTCCCCGGAATCAACCGACCGGCATAGTCGATGAGGTCATGCCGCTCCGCGGTGCAACGGTCACAACGCAAAGAGAGCCTCCATCCATACAACGGAGTCCCCATATTGCCGGGATAAAACTCATCCCACCGATGGCGGATCAATCGGCATTTGAGCATGGCGGTATCGAGCCCTACCGAGTCTCCGCCCGGTATTGCCGTCGATGCTCTCCGTCGCGCCATCCGCTCGACCTCCTAGTTTCCCTGTTCTCCCATTAGTAACCGTCCGGTCATTGTCCGGTTGGTTGTCCCTCGCGAGTCTTAGCACTATCGTAAGATGCCGTCAAGCGGAGGCAAAGTCCCTGTTGGGACGGCATTTCTACCGGCAGGGACCCTCAAGCGGGCTTGAGCCGATGAGGACTCATCCCAACCAACCTCACGCGCTCCGATGCCAGGATTTAACAGTTAGCTTACGCGCCAAAGCCGCATTGCTAGCAAGGCAAACCGTTTACCCTGGCCTAACCTCGGGATGACCGGCAGGGAGGGAGGCAAGGTGGCGGATGGGACCTATTCCCTCCCTGCCGGGACTTATGGTTGCCGGTCGCGGGTAACGGCAACAATGAACATTGCCAAGCCTCCGACAATGGCAACGGAAGCCAAGAGGTCAAATCGAGCGCTCGATTGCGGGAGGACCAAAGCCAGGATGCCCGCGACAACGCAAACCGCGCCCAAGAGCATCAAGTAAATACGTCCCCGCCAAAGCTCCATTTAGGTTACCGGAGCCGTCCAACTCGCGGACCAAGTATCGGGACCGACCAAGCCATCCGCGGCAAGCCCTTTCTCGGATTGAAAGCTCCGCGCAACGTCCTCGGATTGCGGACCAAAGATACTATCGACGCCAATCGACCAACCTCTAGCGCTCATCTGAGCTTGCCAAACTCCAACGTCGGAATGGGTCGAGTTATGGTCAATGCCAAAGTAATCGACATGCAACGTAGGAGCCGGACCCGCGGGAGCGCTCGGGCTCGGAGGTTGCGGGCTCGGAGTCGAGGGAGCTTGACCTCCGGCCATTGCCAGGACCTCCGACATTGGAAAGCCCGGACCCGCGTCCCAATGTCCTCCGCCCGCGGAGCCCAAATCGACATGCTGACAAACTCCGGAGGCTCCGCCTTGAGCTTGACCGGCATTGAGCCCGATAATCGGGATGCCAAATGCCGCGGCTTCCTCCGCTACCCATTGAGCTACGTTGCTCAAAATATTTGGATGACCATGCCATTCTGCCGTTGACCATTCCGCCCAAGCACAAAGCTCCGTACTCACACAATATGGATTTGCGTTGGCTTGGGTCCAACTTTTTTGGGCTCTCTCGACATAGGTAGCAATGACGCCAAGCTCATCATCAATGCCGGTATGGCTCGATGCCTCAACGTTGCCTTGGAAATAGGCTCCAAGGTCCTCTTTGGTTGAGGCTCCCTGAGCCGTATGAATGACGATAAGCCTAACGGCAGAGCCTCCGCGGCTTGAATAGTTCGGACTCGGGATGGCAACTCTTTGGAGTGTCATTATCGCTCTCCCTCATATCCAATCTCATCCTCGGAGTCCTCGGGCTCGGAGTCGGGCCGGTCCTCAAATAGAGCCCAACCCTCGGACGGCTCCATCTTGGGCTCTTTGCGGGCTCGCGGCCATTTGACCTCAAGCTCTCGACCCTCCCTGTCCCGGAAGCGCTCTCTCGGTATCTCTCTTTGTTGCCCTTGGGCAACATTATCCTCGGTCATTGACTCAACCTCCAACCGGCGCGTTAGTGAGCAAGACTCCGGGCGGAGAGGGATACATGAGCTTGCCGGAGCCATCCGAGTTGAAATAGGCCGCGGCGGCAGTAGGCCAAACGGCTTGGACGGCAGACAGGATGGCTTGATCCACTACTAGGGATGAGTCGATGGTCCCATCTCCGACGTCGGCAGAGTCCGCCAATCCGGGAGCCGCGGCAACCATATTGAACAGGGTTATTTGCGGAGCGGACTCAAACCGGAGGATGGAGTCCGAAAATGCTTTCATATCCTCCCGAGTGTCATTGATGTAGATATTTGCCTGTTGAACGGAGCAAGCGGACACTCTCGACACAAATGCCGGGTCCGTTGCCAAGGACGCTTGAGATTGATAACTCATTTGACCTCCCTTTACAGTTTGATGATATGCGCTAGCTCGACGTATGGCGGTAAATGGCTCGGAGCATCGGTAGCGGCTCCGCCATTCTCGGTCCGTCCGGCCAAGCCTAAGCCAAGGCTATTAGCTGCCGTTGCTACCCATGAGCCACTAACTCCGGCTCCCCCCCAAGGGTTAAAAGCCGACGTACTAACTCGACTGAGATGGAGATTAGGCGGAGCGGTAGCAGCCCCAAATCCCTTTGCCGCTCCGGCATCGCTCAATGGATGAGTATGCAAAGCCGCGGCGTGACTATGGGTTGCGGCTCCGCCCGCGGCTCCGGGAGCGGCTTTACCTCGGGCAAATCGGTCGATGAGGTTAGGGACATTAAAGCTCGACACTCCATCTCCCGGACCATAGGTTGTCCCGATGGCGGCAAATAGACCTCCATAGACCATCCGGTCGAGCGCGCTTCCGTCGCAAATATGCCAACCAATCGGGATGATAGGAGCCGCGTTTAGCTTGATGATTCCGGGCGGGTCACCGGCTCCGACTACTAATGATTGCGGGCGGAGGTCGGCAATCTTGGTTGGGTCAACCGCCGCGCTCCCGCCAACCGTTAAATGAGAGGCAAGCGGGATGGTCCCGCCCGGAGCCGGAGGGACAACGGCTTGCCCGGTCGCGGCCACAACTCCGTACTCGATATCCCAAATCCAATCATTGTCTACGGCTCCATCAATGTCGGTAGCTCTCGGACGGACAATGATGAGGTCATATCTGTCTTGACCGGATGGCGGAGCCGGTTGAGCCCAAGAGAGGGACTCTTGCGCGTCGGCAACGCAAAGGGTCGAGCCGGTCCCGTTTGAGGTCGGGACCGCGGCCATGCCCGGATCAACGGTTACCGCCATGCCCGCTCCGGCAAGGACAGTCATGCCGTCACAACGCGGCTCCGGCCATAAGGCTCCGATTAGCCTCCGGTCAACGGATGCGGCATAGTTGCCGCCTTGCAACCATAGGGGAGTGAAGCGAGTCATTGAGCATTACCTCCGGGCTAAAGCGTTAACGTCCCTTGATGCACTAGTTAGCAAATCGCCAAACGTGACAACGGGACGTCCTAAGTCGAGCTTTACCGTTTCCCCGCCATCATCTCCTACGTCATAACTAATACCAACTACTTGGACGGCTTCATCGACGTTGAGCCGTCCCTTACGGATGATGAGCCTTGCCGTATCTCCCATATTCGGGCTCCCCCATAAATACCAACCCGGTCGGAGGTCAACGGAATAACTCGGAATCAAGAGCCCGGTAGTGGCAAGATTGCCCGCGGACTTTTCATCAAGCGTCCCTTGGTCCTTTACGTCGGAGGCATTGTCTCCGGTCATCCAAAGCCCTACCGGAGCCCGCGTTATGTCATTACTGTCGGGATTCCAAACCTCGCTTACCAATGGCGGAGACTCACTATCATCCGGGTTAGATCGGTCCCCAATGAGCCGGACAAAGTTACCGTAGTTTGCCGAGTTGACGCTCCGGCTCAAAGCGCTAACGCTCGACCCGTACTCAAGGACAACATCATCGCGAGGCATCCCTTGAGTTGGAAAGAATATCCGGAGTTGGTCATCCGGCCATGCCTCCGTATATTGCGTCCCCGGTACTACGTCATAACAAAAGCCGTCGAGGACATTTGCCAGATTATCGAGCATCTCCGAGACAAGCTCTTGCCCAACGTAGCTCCGGTCCCGGAGCTTGCCAGACTTGACAAAGCGTTGCCGTCCGTCCGGGTCAACCAAGAGGACGGCAAGAGGCAGGTAGCTCCCCGGTTGGAAGCTAACCGTTTGGTCCGTTGTCGAGACATTCTTAGCTCCGTACTCAACCAAGGCTCCGGCAATGTCATCTTGGTCCGCTTGGGCAAATGACCTCGGATATGTGATAACCCTACGCTCCAACATTGCCAAATAGGAATGACAGTTAAACGTAACCGTGTCGGCTTGCTCCGAAAGCGTATCCTGGCTCTGAGCCACTATCCCGCGCATGACCGGCCAATCTCGCGCCGTTAGCTCATCCCATCTCCAAGCAACTACGTCCGTCATAAACTCCCGGATGAGTGGCGCGGCGGCATCGAGCCCACTAAGGCTAAAGCCCAAGGTCGAGGGAGCGTTGAGCGTTTGTTGGACTTGTATGCTCCGGGCATGAGTTATCTCGGCAATAAAGAGGTCATCGAGCCTCCGATTGACCGAGAAAGCCCGCTCATGCAAGGTCAAGCGCCAACGGGCTCGACCTTCCGGGACAGGGACAAAGGCGCGCGTAGTCATTGGATAAAGGCATCCTGCCAAATGGTTTGGACTTGAGAGACTCCGGAGGCATCCGACCCGTAAGCGCTTATCGCGTTGTCATAGGGCTCCGGATAGAGCAACGGCCATTGTGTTACCGAAAACTGTAGCTCCGAGATGACGGATTGCCCTTGGTCCGAGTCCATCAAAGCCGTATGGGCTTGGCAATCAATATCAACCCAATGTCCCGTATCAACCCGAAAGTCGAGGTCAAAAGCAACTTGCCCGCTATGGGATTGGCTCCTAGTGGCGGAGGAAATGACTTGGATACGGGGACCCACTACCGGACCGTAGAAGCGGAATAGGGGAGCGATGGCAACGTCCCCCTTTGATCGAGCATGAGCCGTACTTGGCGCGCCGCCACTTAATCCGTAGCTCCGATCAAAGAATAGGTTGTAACTCCGTCCGCCCGGAGTCGATGAGCCGACGTAGGCCGCGGCCATTTGGATAATGGCATCCCTGATAAGCGGGTCCGGAGCGACCCAAGCAAGCTCCATGTCTCGACGTCCGGGACTCGGCATCGGAGAGGCAAAGTTAGAGGCTCGGAGCGTTATGACCCGCTCCAACGGAGTCGAGCTTTCGGTTGTGTAGTGGAGGATTGGACGCGCCGCGGGTCGGAGATAAGGCATAAATAGCTCGACAATATCGTCAAGCGCTACTGTCCCTCCCGGCCATGCCGCTATCTTTGCCGTAACAGGACGTCCCCCAAAGAAAGCCGTTTGGTCATCTATCCCATGCTGATTAGGAGCGTTATTGACAACATCTCGGATATCGGGAAAGCCCAAATCCAACTCAATCATGGCATATCCCGCGGTATGGTTGTCGAGGTAGAGGATAATCCCGTCCAAGTCAAGCCAAGCCTGCCTCATCATCAAATCCTTTGAGTTTGTAGCGTCCAAGCGGCTTGCTTCATAAAGAGGTCAATGTCGAGCTTTTCGGCAAAGTTAGCTTGCTCGACGTTTACTAGCGGACCAATCCGACCGGCTCCGGCTCCGGCTCCGAGTCCCGGCCAAGAGCCCAAATCACTCGGGACCGGGATGACGCTCCGGAGAGCGGCATTGACGTAATGACCCGCGTCCTCGATGCCCTTGGCAATGCCGAGAGAGATGGGCTCTCCGACCTCCGTTGCCATGAGCTTTGAGGGAGAGCCGATATGGAGAAACTTTTTGATGGGTCCGGGAATCATCGAGGTAACGGCAGAAATGAGGGACCCGGCCATTGATTGCACTCCGCTTATCATGCCGCTAATCATCTGCCTCCCGACGTCAACCAACCATCCTCCGGCATTGCCGATGGCTCCGATTACTCGACCTCCCATCCCTCCAAGCCATCCGGATACGGCTCCCCAAGCCGTTGCAAAGCCGTCCCTGAGCGCGCCCATAGCTCGACTCCCTATGCCGGATAGACCTCCGGCAATGTTGCCGATTGCTCCGGATATCCTCCCCCAAAGACCGGCAAACCATCCGATTATCCCGGCAATGCCTCCGGCAACGGCAGAGATGATGCCGCCCATAGTCCGAGAAAAGAATCCGGTAATGGCTCCAAAGAGTCCGGCAATGGCTCCCATAATCTTACCGGGCATCCCGACAAACCAAGAGACTACGTTGGCAACTAAGCGGGCAACGGTAGCAAGGACATTGGCGGCAAGGCTCACAAACCAAGCGATGACTTGACCAACTAGCTTGATAATGGGTTGCAAGGCTTTGACCGCGAGTTGGACAAACCAAGCCACTACCTGAGCCACTAAGGCAATGAGCTTGGAGAGAGGGACCAAGATTACCGTTAGGAGTTGGACTAATGGCGGCAGTATGGCGGAGATGAGTTGGATTATCGGAGGCAAGAGCGGGAGGATTGCCTCGATAAGCGTTAGGAAAAGGTCGATGAGTGGCGGCAATATCGGCATGAGCGCTTGGATGAGCGTTGCCGCGAGGTCGAGGATCATGCCAATAACGGGCATCAAGGCATCGAGTATCTGTCCAAAGACGTCCGCTAGTTGCATGATTATCGGGATAAGCATTGGGATTACTTTGGCGAGGACCTTGCCGATGAGGTCCGCGAGCATGGCAATAAGCGGCATAACCGCCACCATTGCCTTACCGAGAATCATCCCGATAACGGAGCCGAGTTTGCTTATCAACGGGACCAAGACCGGGAGGACCTTGGCAAGCGTCGAGGCTAGGAGCTTGGCAATGGTCGAGATGAGCGGCATAACCGCGTTGAGCGCGTCGGCAAAGATGTTGGCAAAGACCTCCGCTAGTTGGGTCACTACCGGCATAATCGCGACGATGACGCTTGAGACAACGGAGAGGATTTGCTTGAGCGGTCCGGCCAGGACTCCGATGATTTGATTAAAGGCATCCATCAAGACCAAGACAATCGGGACTAGAGCCTTAATGGCTTGCCCAAGGATCGGACCGAGTATCCGGATAACCGGCATGATGGCAGGCAATAGGGCATTGACGGCAAGGATGAGTCCGCCAAAGACCTCTTGGATAATCGGGACTAGAGCCTCGATGACCGGACCAAGGCTTTGCCCTATCGCGTTGACAATGCCCATTATCGGAGTCACTAGTTGCATGAGCATCTTGGCAAGGTCCATGAGCATCCCCCGGAAAGCCGGAGAGGTTGCCACTAGAGCCAAGAGGATCGAGACAAAGGGATTGAGCGCGCCGGTAACGGCTTTGATGATTCCGCCTAGAGGACCAAAGGCTCCGGCAAGGTTGCCTCCGCCCACCTTGAGCAATAACCCAACCAAGGGAGCGATGAGCGGAGCTATGCCGCCCAAGCTTTTTAGCAAGCCGTCGATACCCTGTCCGCCCTTAGCGCCAAAGTTTGCAATCATGTCGGCAATCTTCCCGATGGCCGGACTTATCTTGTCAAAAGCCGGACCTAGCTTGGTCATTACTTGGTCAACTAGCTTTTGGACAAAGGGAGTTATGGCGGAGATGAGCTTGCCCAAATCCTGAGCCCATTTGACGGCATAGCCTCCGCCAGTAGGGGAGATAAACGGAGCAACCAAGACGGAGCCAAGGTCCCGGACTCGACCCTTGAAATAGCTAACGGCTCCGTCCCAAGTTTGCACCATATTCTTAGCGGCTCCGGGAAACTTTTGCTCTATCCCTGCCGCTAGGGCATCAAGGGCTTTCCCGGCATCGAGGGAGCCCGCGGTAATATCGTCCTTGATTTGGGCTCCGCTCTTGCCCATTTGAGAGCCGATGAGGTCGGCGGCATTGATGCCTCTTTGGGCAAACTGCATGAGGTCTTGCCCGGTAATCTTTCCTGCCGCGGAGATTTGGGACATTATCAAGGTCATGTCCGAGATGCCTTGAGTCCCGGTCCCGGTTGCCGCGGCGGCATCCGCCAATGCCGCCATATACGTTTGAGCCTTATCCGTCGAGATGCCAAAGCTAACCATTGTCTTAGCGGCTTCTATCCATACCTGCCGCGGGAATGGAGTTGTCTTGGCAAACTGCGAGATAGTCCCCATCATCTTTGATGCGGCTTCCTGGCTCCCCAAGACGCTCTTAAAGGCAACGTTGGCATTTTGCGCCAAGATGTTATAAGAGGTCCCGGAGGCTATGGTTGCCGCGGCAAAGGCGGACGCGGCTCCGGCGGCAACGGTAAAGCCGGTCGAGAGAGCCTTACCGATGCCGCTTGCCGCTTTGCTCAAGCCGGACGTGAGCTTGCTCCCGATGGTTTGAGAGGCTTTGTCTCCGGCTTGGGTCGATGCCTTTGCTATCTCTTGCGCGAGCCGTTGGGTATTTGCCGTTACAAGGACTTGGAGAGCGCTATATTCACCGGCCATTTGTTGACGCTCCCTCTGCCTTTAGGAAGCCGCCTAGTTGTCCCCAACTCATTTGTTGACCTCGCGGCTTTGGTTGACCGGGACGCTCAAGCGGCTTTGGTTGCTTGGCTTTGGAGCCCGCAACCCGCATGACAATCCAAGTCAATAAATCGACGGCATCATTGAGCCGCGCTAGCAAATGAGCCTCATGGGTCCAACTAGCGGGCTCATGTCTAGGTAATGACCCAAGCGGCAAGCGCTCCGATAAGACCTTGATCCGCCTAAGTGATACGGCAGGATCGAGGGTATCAATCCCATATACCGCCAACATGGCGGCTTCTATGTCGGGATCGAAACGGGCTCTTGCCGCTCGGATAAATCCGGCATCGAGCCTCCGAGTTGTTCCTTGCTCATTTCCTCAATGAGTATCGGCATGGCATCGAGCGGGATGGTCGAGGAAAAGCGGACCCATTCATCCTCTCCAACAATCTGCCGGAGACAGAGGACAACCTCATTCGGGTTAATGTCCTCGGGCTTTAGCTCGGAATAGGCCGCGAACGTTGCCGAGATGCTCAACGGCCATAAGCCCATTGGCGGGAGGGAGAAATGCTCTCCCCCCCAATCAAACTCAAAGGGCTCTCTGCCTGCCTCGGATTGGGCGGCTTGAGTTGCCGCCTTGAGGTCAAAGCTCATGCCGCGGACGGACTCGATGCGGACCGCGCGCCGCTAGCGAGAGGGAGAGTGACCTCGGGACCGCTCATCAAATGAGCCAAGACTCCTGCCTCATCCATTGCCGAGAGGGTTACCTCCCAACCAATAGCCGCGCCGCGTTGGAAGGAAACGTCCCCGGTATCCGAGACTTGAGCGCGACCAAAGACAATCCGAGTAATGACTCCGGCATCCTTGATATCGAGCCCGATGGCATAAAGCTCCCCGCCTACGTCGGAGCGGATATCAAAGGCAACCATCCCGCCCGCGTCCGGAGCGGCGGGAGGCATGTCGAAATACATTGCCAGAGTGTCCGGGTTGGTTTGCCACATAATGAAATGAGCCGTCAACTCTTTCCCGGTAATCATGGTCTTTACCGGAGAGGTCGATTGCCAGGGAGTCAGAGTGTCGGAGGTTGTCGTTGATGATACGGTCACTCCGTCATCGGAGATATAACCAATGGGCTCCCAAGGCGTATCCCAAGCCGTTGTAAGGTCCGCGGGTGGCGGAGTCCCTACGGGAGCCCGATACACTCCGGGACCGTTATTAATGCCAAGTAGGATTTCGCTTGGGTCAAGGTCAACATTGCTCATCCGGGTTATTCCTTTCTAGTGTTCACAGTGTTAGAGAGGTATTGAGTCCGGGACGGATGGACCCGGTAATCAATGCGGATTGTGTACCGCGGCGCGCCATCATTAACGTCGGGATTCCACATAGGACCCTCTGTGATTTGCGCGTATGTGATAAAGCCGTCCGGCCAATAAACGTCCGGCAGGCTCAAGAGGTCTTGTCTGACAAGCTCCGCGAGGTCGGCGGTAGCTTTCTTTCTCGGTCCTCTTACGTCGATTTGGAGGGACCATTGCCATTGCCAACCCGCTACGTCTTGGAGCGAGTGATATGCAAAGGACGTAACTCCCTTACGGCTCTTGAGGTTCTCCCATACCCAAGCCTCAAGGTCCGGTTGGGCAATGACCGGCGCGCTCATCGGCTTACCCTGGCTCGATAGGTCGAGACAACCCGACCAAAGACCGGGCGGGCATGGACGTATCGAGTCCCGTACTCGATATATCTGCCGTAGGGAGTGTCATTGAGGACCCGGTAAATACCGGGCTTGATCCGCTCGACCCGCCAAGCTCCGGCATACCTGCCGGTCCGACCTCTCGGGCTCTGAGCCGCTACGGCTCCGCGGATTTGCTCCGCGATGCCTCGGACAATCCCATCCGCGGCTTGCTTTGGAGCCTTACGGTTGAGGACTTGGTACGTCGATGCCGCTCCGGACACTAGAGAGCCTCCCTGAGCCCTAGAGCGGGCTCTCCCGGCTCTCCGTAGGGTCGAGGGACCTCAACTCCCGGCCAAGTATCAAATGACGTTGCCGTTGCCGTCCAAATGTCGAGCGGAGAGCTTCCGTCCCCGGTCCCGGTCGGGTCCCCAACAAAGCGGCATTGCGTTAGGTAGTAATACCGACCTCGACACTCGGCAACGCTTCCCTCGATGAGTTGGAGGTCCTCGACCGGCAGGAACATCGAGCCGGTCCGGTCCCTTGCCGGACCAAACGGACCTCGACCTCCGCCATCGGACGCGCGGACGTCGGAAATGCCCGGATACTGTTGGAGGTTGCCTTTTCCCTGCCAATATGCCTCCGTTGCCGGGAGCCGCCATCCATGCTCATCGAGGTCCTCGGATGGCGGATAAAGGGTTATGAGGTCCGGCGCGACCAAGGGAGCCATTACTCGACAACCCTCTCCGCTATGTCGGACCAAGACGGATACCAACTCGGCTTTGGTACAGAGCTAACCAACGGGACAGTCTCCAAGTAACCGGAGAGGAAGCTCCGATGCCATTGAGCCCTTGACATTGCCTTGCCATATTCTCCGCTCGGAGTGGCAGGGTTATAAGCGATTGATTGGACTCCGGTTGAGACTTGAGAAACGCTCGGGCTCGGGTCTTGCATGGATGCGTAGTATTCCCATTGCAGAGCCGCGCACAAATGAGGCTCAGAGTCCCAATAGGTTGCCGCTATTGCCTCGGCGGTAGCGTAAGGGACCGCTCCCGCGGTAGGCGGGTCCAAAGGCGGAGCCCAATCCTCCCAACTCGGAGCGGTCCCGTTACTCATCCTCTGCCTCCGTTGCTCATGCGTAGGTATAAACGGGAGCGTCACTCCCGTAGTTAAACTCGGGATTGGAGATGGTCAAATAAACGGCTCCCGCGGCATGAGCCGGAGATTGGCAAGTAATGAGAGTGTCATCGACAACAACAAAGTCCTTGCCAGTAGGTCCGCATGGAGAGCCGCCAAAGTCAACATAGCTGGCTCCCGTAAAGCCGGTCCCATGAATCTGTACCGGAGTCCCTCCGGCAATCGGACCTCCGGGCGGAGTGCAACTAGTGGCAATCGGATTGGTCAATGGCGGAGCGGGCGGAGCTAATACCGTCCCTCCCTTCCAAGTCTTTCCTCCAACCTTTGTCCAAGCGGGCATTAACGCTTCCTCCCTCGGGCTCCCGATGCCGTAACGTCAAAGCCTCCCGTTAGGACGCAATAGTTACCGGGAAGCATTGCGTCAATCTCGACGTCCCCAACTCCGGGAGTCGCGCCGGTCCGAATGTCGCAAGTAATGCTCAAGCCGTCCGGAGCGTTCACGATATTGTCGGGAGCCCAACCGCAAATCATAACGTAGTTGGCTTGCTGCATATTCGTTCCATGCAACGTTACTTGAGTACCAACCGGACCGCTAACGGGAGAAATGCTTGTCAAGGTTTGGGGCGGCGGAGGTCCGGGCGGAGGTCCTAATACCGTCCCGCCCTTCCAAGTCTTTCCGCCAACCTTTGTCCAAGCGGGCATTAGGTTACTTTCGGCTTGAGCCAGAGCTAGCGCTTGCCGTCGTCGCGCCGCCACTAACGGCAACGTCGGTATAAGCAAAGGGCTTTGCTCCGGTAGGAGCCCGCGGCGTAACGGGTTGAGCCACTACGCAACCAAAGCGGGCATGGACCCTCATTAGCACTTGGTCATCTTGGAAAGCCGAGACAACAACGGCTCCGGCTCCATCGACAATGACTCCATCGGTCGAGAGGTCATAGGTGATATCCTGCCGGACTCCCATCAAGAGAGCGTCCCAATCTCCGGTCACAAAGTCCTTGGTTGGGTCCGGAGAGGTCAAGTTAAACATGACCGGGACTCCGTAAATGCTCGACATGGCCGGATTATCAACCTGAGCCGGACCAAGCAACAAAGCTCCCGCCGCGTCCCTAATCCCTCGGAGAGCGGCTTTGGTTACCAAGTCCGCGGCATGGCCGGTTACCGGGACTCCCTGAGCCTCGACCGCGGCCATTGCGTCATTGACGGAGGCAAGCGGGTCCGCTCCGGCAGGGACGGCAGTAGCAAATGCCGGGTCCGTAATGCCTCCGGGCGGATAAGAGGCAGGGTTGTTGTCTCCCCAAAGGACGGCATCATCGAGCGCTACCGCGATAGCTTGAGCCAAGAGAGGACGGGCATATCCCCATAAATCGACGGATGAGTCATCGAGGTACGCTTGAGGGATGGCAATGACCGCGGCTATTTCCTCCGCTTTCATTGTCTTAGAGGTCAAGGCAAAGTCCGTAAACGGCTTGCGTCCTCCCGCGGAGATAAAGTTCGCGGTCGGAAAGGCTCCGGCAACGGGAAACTCCGCAATGCCGGAGCCCATCGGGACTCTCCGACCTAGAGCCAGAGCGGCGGAGGCTTGGACAACTCCCTGGATGATTTGATTTGAGTATGTAGTCGGGATGAGCCCGGAGGCATCAATGGACGGCATAACGCTCCTAGTTGCTAGAGATTTATCTGTCTCTGGCAACCCGGTCGAGCCGTATCGCTCCGCACTATTCCGGGCTCGGGACTCGCTCCCTTTGCCTCAATCTCAAGGATTGTCTCTCGGAGCCGCATCGCGCCGCGCTCCGATCAAGCCGGATATTACGTCCTCTTGCCTCGGGATGCAAGCCTCTTTTGTTGCCCTTGGGCAACATTCCTCGGAGTGACCTTTCCTCCGGAGCGCTTGGCAACAACTCCGGAGACATGGCGGTAACTGCCGGACGTCTTAGTTTGAGCGCTCCGGCTCAAAGCCGCTCGATGGATGCCGACTCTTTGCCTCTCCGTAATCCCGGCTCTCTGAGCTTGAGCCTTGGTTGGGACCGGATATTTCCTCTGGCTCGGATACGCAAATGCGGAGGACGGGAGAGCCGCTCTCTGTTTTGTTGTCAATGCCATTGCTCATCTCCGTTGCATGGCTTGGCGGATAAAGTCTCCGCCATCCTCATTATCGGACCTCGGACCGGCAGGGACCCGCCCGGTTGCCGGAGCCGGAGGCATGGCCGCGGCCAAGCGGTCAACAACCCTTGTAATAGCGGCTTTATCCGGCTCTCCATCCTCTCCGACAAACTTGGAGAGGTCGAGGACCTCAAGAGCCGCGTCCGGGTCCCCAATCCGACCCGCCGCGCTTGCCTTAAACTCTGCCGCGGCCAATCGACGTCCGGCAGAGATGAGAGCCTCTTGATGACCCTCTGCCTTGGCCGCGGCAACTAGTTTCTCTGTCTCGGTCATCCGCTCTTTCTCAAGCGTTGAGAGCTTGCTCTCTGCCGCTCTCTTGAGCTTCCTTTCCTCCGCCAGAGCCGACTCCAAATCTCGGATTTGGTCCGCGGGCTTTTTATTCTTGGGCTCTCCCTCGGGCTCGGGCTCTCCCGGCTTGGGAGGCTCGGGAGGCTTAGGGTCGGGAGCGGGAGGGTTGCCGGTATCACTCATTGCTTGCCACCTTTCGCGTATGGACTAAATGAAAGCCACTCATCAAATAGCTCTTGCTTGCTCGGGTCTAGGTCAAAGGGAGCCTCCAAGCCGATTGATTTACGATGGTCCGCGCCGTAGCGGGCAATCTCATCCGGTATCCCGCTCGGGAAGCTAAGGCAGGTAACGGCATCAAGTCTCCGGATGCACGCGCGGCAGAGGGTCGGATATTGGGTTGTCATTTAATCCAACCCATAGCTCGATATTTCCAATCCTTGACGTCCGCAATCGGTAAGTCCGGAGTCGGGTTGGGTCCAAGTTTGTCCTCGATATATCGACCGGCATACTGAGCCGGAGGTCGAGGATTGGGAGAGGTCTTATATTCCGCCCATAGCTCCGCCATCATCTCTTTATCGTTTTTGCCGCCATACTCGGAGATGAGTTGCTTTGCATCCGTTATTGTCTCGATGCCGTAATCGACCGCTAAATGAGAGGTCAACTCATACCGTTGGGTTGAGTTGAGTTGGTAGTCGAGGAAATGCCCTAGCTCATGCGAGAGGGTCCGCTCCGCGCCGGTTGTCTTGCCGTCCGGAGTCCACCAATGATGGTCGATTGTGTCTTGCATTGTCTTGGTCGAGCCCGGTCGATACTCGCTCGGTCGGATGCTGATATGCCGGTCGGAGTCTTGGTAATAAGCCAAGGCATCGCTCTTTTGAAAGTACGGGTCCGCGGCAACGTTGATAAACCCAAGTCGGTCGATAATGTCCGGGTTGATTCCCTCAAGATTCATCCGGAGCGCGTTGAGCGTTTGCTCTCGACCGTTAAAGACCTCCATAGCGTAATCATCAAATCCGTTAAGCGGTATGCCGTCGATGCCTCCGCGGTTTGCGTACCGCGGCGCGAACATCTCGCGCTTCCATGCCTCCCTTGCCGCTATATCTGCCGCTTGCCGTCCTCGGGCAATCGAGGACCTCGACGTTGCCCAACTCGATATCTCGGGCTCGGGAGTGCAACGGCAATGAGCATGAGCGGCAAATCCGGCATGGCTCGGGATATAACCTCTGTCGGCAATGAGCGCGCAAAACTCACAACAACCCGCTCGGGTTATCCTCCGGCATCGACCGCTATAGCGGTCATCTTTGTTGGCATTGTCCGTTGTCGTTTGATTGGCAACCCGATAGGGCTCGGAGCTTGCCGTCCGGTTGAGCCAAGAGAGCGTTGAGTCTGCCGCCATGCCATCGGAATACCCTTGACCTATCCGGTTGAAATAGACCGCGGGAGCTTGCCGGAGGTAGCTCATTACCGTCGAGCCCGATGCCGTCGAGCCAACCAATCCGGCAGGGACGCTAAAGGGCCGGACGGCTTGGAGCGGTATGCCAGAGCCGCGCGAGAACAGAGCCGAGAGGTAACGGGTTGACTCTGCCGCGGCTCCGGCTTGGGCTCGGGTTATCCAACCTCCGGCAACGGTCCCGATTATCGGCAGGCTTGATGCCGGGTCGAGCGGATTAAACTGAGCCGCCCAAAGGGCTCGGACGCGCGCCAGTAGGGAAGCGCTCCCGGACGCCAATCGACCTCGATAGAGGTCCGTAATGGCGGAGCTATCCGGCATTGCCTCCGCCCGCTAGGAGTTGAGCGTAAGGGTCCGTTGCTCCGAGAGCCACGGCTTGATTGAGAGCCGCTTGAGTACCCTCATTTGCCTTTAGTTGCTTCCATTGCTCTATCTCTTGCGGAGTGGCTCCCCAACGTTGCCAGAGGACCTCTTGAGGGACTCCGAGAGTTGCCATCTTGGTAAGGGCATCGACTAGCTGAGCCTCGGAGCGCGTCTCAAAGTCCCTCCATATGACCTCCGCCGATTGGTCATTTGCGTATGGGTCCTCGGTCAATGCCAGAGCAAGCCTCATTACGGATTCCCAAGCCTCCCCAATATGGATGGCTCGACGGCTTATCTTGGAGACTAAGCCTGCCTCCGCGGCTTTGATGGCATCCGCGCTCAGGTTGACCATTGAGCCCAAGAGGTAATGCGGCGGAGTTTGAGTTATTGCCGCTAGTTGCTCGACGTCCTGGCTTACGGAGTCGAGGTAGCCTCGGAGGCTTGACTCTTGAAAGACTCCAAATCTGCCGTCCGGATTCTCATTGGTCAAGAGCCGATTGGCTCCGATATCAAAGGGCTTTTTGACAACGGTTGTCTCCGTCCCGTCCTCACTGGTCAATACCTGCCGCGCTAGCTTGACTCCGGTTGCCCATATCTGCCGGAAAGCTCCGTAATCCGTAGCAACCAAGCGGTTGAATATGGTTGTGTTAATCCGGTCTTGGAAATGTATTGCCGAGTGAAGCTCCGACCTCGGAGGACGGCTCGATCTTGGTTGAGGGATAATCTCGATGAGGTTGACAACTCCGGTCGGGTTACCCTCGACCTCGGGCTCTTTGCCGTTGGGCTCCCAAGTAACGATTGCCTCCGGCAAGATGAGGATTTGAGTTACTTGGTCCCCAAGCCGGTAACGCTTGTATCCGGCAAGCCTCTCCCTCCGGTTACCGGGCTCATAAATAACCGTTGCCTCAAATGGGCTCTCTCCGGTTATCTCAACTCCGGTCGGGTTGTCATCATCCGGTTGGACTAAGGCAAAGGCAGAGCCGCAAACCAAAGCGTCCGTTTGCACTAGCTCTCCATCCGCATCCATCGAGGACGCTTGCCATATCTGCCAAGCATGGTCCGATGATGCTCCCGCGGGACCAAAGCGAAAGCCGACTACTTGGAGCCTCTCGGCAACGGCATTGACGATAAGCTCCGACCAGTTAGCGCGGGATTCCTTGAGAAAGGTCCTAAAGTTTTGCCTTTCCTCGGCATCCATGAGAGCGGTAACCGCGTTCTCTCCGTCATAGTAGTTTTGGTAAAAGAGCGCTCGACTCGATTGGGCATCGAGCTTGGACGCTCCGATTTGCCGCCATTGCTCAAAGGTTAGGTCCGGCATTTAGTCCTTCCTCCATCGGGTCCTCATTTCGGTAGTGGCTTTAGGCTCGGGCGGAGCTTGCTTGGGCTTCCTCCGGTCCGCGGGCAAGGTCCCTTGGTAGAGCCGGACGGAGCAATCCGCGCAATAAACGCAACGGCTTACTTGCTTCCATGTATGGGCGGCATGGAGGTCGAGGGTCGATACAAGTTGCTCCCATATTTGTTGCTCAACGGTCATAGCGTCCGCTCCGGCAAAAGGATGATGAGGAAGCCGAAAGCCGTACACAACGCGGCTCCGGCCAAGAGGTCGAGCGGATGGTCCGGCTTGCCAAAGAGGACAACCAATCCCAAGGCAAAGGCAGACAGAGCCGCCACTAGTAGCAAGTAACTCTTAATCGCGGGCTTCAATCTGTCTCCCTAGCTTTCCGTATCCGCTCATTTAAACACTCCATGCACCAAAAAAAGTCGATACCGTCCGGGACTCCCTCGGGAAATCTCTTGCCGCATCCGGGACAGATAGGGGGACGTCCGTTGATGCCCATTAGATTGACAGGACGAAAGCAACGCTCATGGCAATGAGCAAAGCCAAGAGGACGGCAACGGTAAACCAAAGAGCGGTAACGGGAAAGGTCCGGAGGAAGCGGTCAAAGCTATCCTCATTAGAATCCCGCGGCAACGTAATCGTCCTCCGGCTCGGTCCGCTCTCGACGGATGGCTCTGTCCAAGCCCATAATGGCGGCAACTATGCCGTCAATCTTGTCCATGCTCTTTGCCTTATCGGGCTTGAGATTCCCTGCCGGGTCCGTCCGAGTAATGAGGTTGGCGGCTTCCCATCGAGCAACGGGATTACCGCCATGATGGAAACGTCCCGCGGCAACCAAACGGAGAAACTCCGCGGTAGGAGCGGCAAGAGAGGCAAAGCCTTGACGGAAGCTCACTAACGGCCATCCTCGATCAATCAATGTTTGGCTTAGTTGGGAAGCTCCCCAAGGGTCAAAGGCAACCTCGACAATCTCGACGCGCTCCCGGTCGCGCTCCAAGCTCTCGATTATCTCTCCGTAGTCGATGACGTCCCCATCCGTAAGGCTCAAGGCTCCCTGAGCCGCCCATACGGTCCCCATCCCTCCGGTCCTCCGGTCGAGAGCCGCTAACAGAGCCTCGGGAGCAAAATGCCGCCAAAGGGCTCTCATCGAGCCATCCTCGACGGCATAGACCAAGCAATAAGAGGCAAGGTCGGAGGTCGAGGCAAGGTCAAGCCCGCAAAAGACCTCAAGCCCGGTCAAGGCATCGAGCATCGAGGACCAATCGACCTCTCCGCGGCTCCGGTCCCATTGCGGGAGCTTTATGGCTCGACCCGTTTGTTGGCTTGGTTGATTGAGCCGGTATTGCCGAAAGGCTCTCTCTGCCGCGGGATTCTCGATGGCTTTGAGACACTCATCCTCAAGGACCTTGATATCGAGAAAGTCTCCGAGAGCGGGATTGGCTTTCCGCCATACCTCCGGGTCCGTCCAATCTTCCTCCGAGTCCGTCCGATACATGACAACCAACCGGCGCGGGTCGATGCTCGGGCTCTCAATAACTCGCTCGGACCAAACCCGCTCCGATGCGGCAAAGCCGTTAGGGTCATTCTCTGCCGTTGTTGCCATGAGCAATAACGGTTGGGCTCGGGCTCCCCATCCCGTCTTGAGGACGTCATAAAGGTCCCGGCTTGGTTGGGTTAGTAGCTCATCAATGTACGCGCCATGAGGGTTGCCGCCTAGAGAGCCCAAGGCATCTCCGGCAGTAACGGCATAGAAGGATGCCGTCTTAGGGTCAACAATCCGGCGCGCATACTTAACCTGTTGGAGTCGAGCCGAGAGGGTTGGGTTTAGCTCGACCATCCTCGATGCCACTCGATAAACCTGAGAGGCTTGGTCCCGGTCGAGCGCGAGCCCATATATCTCGGCGGATTCCTCTCCGTCCCCAACTAAGAGGTAAAGGACTATCCCGGCCAATAGCTCCGTCTTGCCATTCTTGCGGGCAATAAAGAGGTAAAGCTCTCGATATTTGCGGACGTAGCGCTTACGCTCCGGGTCCCAAACAACCATGCCAAAGAGCGGGCGGAGGACCTTATCCTCTTGCCATCGAGTCGGGATAAACGGACGTCGAGCCCAATCCCCCTTGGTATGGACTAGAAGCTCGACAAAGAAAGCCTTGACATGACCGGCGCGGGACTCGCAAAGATGCTCTCCGCGCTTCCGGCAGAGCTTCCCGTCAAAGGGTCGATTGCATATCGGGAGGCTCCGCCTATCCATCAAAGCCGCTCCGGGAAGCCTTGACGCTCGGAGACTTTATTAAACTTGGCAACGATGGCGGCAGGGAGGTCGATGTTTGCCTTGGTTGCCAAGAGGTCGAGGTAAAGGAAAACGTCCGCTAGTTCCTCGGCAAGTTTATGGTTGAGCTTGTCGAGCGGCGGGTCAAGCTCTCCCTTGAGTCCGCATTGCCAACGTCTTATTTTCTTGACGATATTGCAAGCCTCTCCTGCCTCTCCGGCCATTGCGTTTGACCAATCGGCAATAGACCAACCCTCATCCGCGGGATAACCCGGATGCCATCTCTCGGCTCGCTCTCGATTGGTCAAGCTCACTTGCTCAAAGGTCAATAGGTCCGTCATGCCAATAGCCTCTCTGGCTCTTGCTTGCTCTTTAGTGGCTCATTCTTGGTCCCCATTTGCGTCCTCGATGCCGGAGTCAATCCAAAGCGCTCGGAGAGCCGGAGGATGGTTGTTGCCGTTTGGTTGGTTATGACCGCGGCAGGGTTGCGGATGGGTTGACCCTCTCGACCAAAGAGGATGAGCCCTTGCTTATGCACCAAGAGGGAAGCGCGTTGATGCTCATAAACGGCTTGGCAAAAGGCAATGAGGCTCGGAGTGTCGGCTCTCGATGCCAAGCCCATATGGTCGAGGTCCCGGACCGTATCGAGGAAGATGACCCGGAGCGAGTCCGGGAGCCAGGACGGAGGGACCGGCAGAGCCTCGGGAGGCTCGGGCTCGACGGCATTGAGCCGGTCGCGGCGGACTCCCTTGGCTCTCTTGAGCCGAGTCGGCTCCGGGATAGGGCTTGCCATCCGTCCTACCTCGCGCCAACGGCTCTGAGCGGCTCTGAGCGGGTCCTAACCGGCTTCCTGAGCCGTTGTCGAGCGTCCGGGAGGCATCTTGGTCCCCGGTCGGCAGGGAGTTGTCCCGGCTCATGCCCGTAGCCCGATCCGCTCGGAGCCAAGGCGGGAGGTAGGGGGTCCCTCCCCGGTCCTTCCGCTCGACGTCGAGCCCATATGAGCAATGCCCTTACCCTCATTGACCCTCTCCCTCCGCCCGGTCCCCGGTCCCCGTCCCCGGTCCCGGAGCCGTGAGCCCAAGGACCTCGACCTCAAGGCTCTTGATCCATCCGCCCATAGTTGTCCGGGCTTTA